ATATGGGAGTTAGTCCTTCAGGTCAAGATAATGACCAAATGGATTATTTTAAAGATAACAATCCTTGGTTTATTCGTTTAATCACAAATAAAAAGAGAGAATATTATATAGATATATATGATTATGAAAATGGTATCAAAATTCACATGGATCAAGCCGATTTGATTACATATAACCCTGGTGCTAAAGAATTAAGAGAAAGTATAGAAGCCGAAATAAAAGAAAAGGTTACTAAGAAAGAAACATCTTATAGTAAAACTTATGGTGGAAGTGCTTATAGTAGTGGTTATTTAGACCGTAAAAAAAACTCAAAGGGAAATACAAAAAGCACCACAAAACCAATGTTAGAAGATATAGACGTTAAGTATGTAACTTCATTTAACGAGGTTTTAAACGATCCAAATTATTGGCAAAATATTTTGGATAAATAGTTTTCAAAAACTCCAATAATATATTATAATATATTTGTAAATAAAAAAAGAAAGGAGTTTAGAAAATATGGATTTAAGTCGTCATATAAGTGTGTTTTCACCAGACAATGTTAAATATCCTATTCATATTATAGGAGTAGGAGCAACTGGTTCATTTGTTGCGATGGAATTAGCAAGAATGGGATGTCCAGTATTAAATATATATGATTTTGATGATGTAGAAATACATAATATTCCAAATCAATATTACGATAATGGAGATTTAGGTAAGTTAAAAGCAGAGGCATTAGCTGAAAAATTAAAACTTATTAACCCTAATATAATTGTAAATGTATTTACATCAGCAGTTCTACCAACACATGATGAAGAACACGCAGGTATAGATCAAATGGCAGGTTATGTATTCTTATTAGTTGATAGTATGAAAGTTCGTAAAGAATTGTGGAATGCTATTAAAGCAAATAAGAATATTATACACTGCTGGGAAAGTCGTTTAGGCTCTGATCAAGCAAGAGTTTATTCTCTTGATATGAGTGTAAAAGATTTTAGTAAATATGAGGTAGATTTTTATGATGATGACAATGCTGAAGTATCAGCATGTGGAACATCTATAACAGTTTTACCAATAGTATTACAAACTGCTTCATTAATGATAGTTCAATTTATTGACTTAGTAATGGAGAGAATGGGAACTTATTACTTCAAAACAATCTTTGATAATCATTATAATAAATATGAGGAGAGTTTTGATGAAGTGAAGGTAGAAGAAGTTCCAGTTGTTAGTCAAGATGATTTATTTTAATTAACAAAAACTTATAAAAATCTTCACAAAAGGATATATTATTTGTTATAATATATTTGTAAATAATTAAGAAAGATTTAATTATTTAAGAATTAAAAGAAAGAGAGGAAATTTTCATATGGAAAACATTTATTCAGTAATTATCACAAAAGTACCAGGAGGAGCAAACCCAGTAATCAGTCACGGAACTGAAACTGTAGCAGAATTATTCGCTCAAGCATTCAACGGAGAAAGCATTAACGGATATCAAATCCAAGTTAATGGACAAACTAAAGATAGCACTTATGTTCCTAGAAATGGTGAAAATATCACTGTAGCAAAAATGATTAAAGGTAACTAATCCTTTATCATTAACTCTTTTAAATATATCGGGGAGAAGTTCTTCTCCCCAGCATATATGCTAAAAGACTATATACTTTTGGAGCGACACAATATATTTTAACTTTAATCGTATATACTGACTTCAAAAGGAATATAAGATAAATCTAAAGATTAAGGAGGACAGTTTGATGGCTTAGAAAGCCGTCGCTCCATTCTTTTAATATAGTATTGAGGGAGATCAGTATGATCTCTCTCTTTTTTTGTGTTGTAGGCTTTTAAGCAAACAAAACAAAATGCGCTAGCGTATAACGATAAAATACTTTTTTAATATAATTATATTATAAAATAATTTTTAACGCAATACGCCTGTAAAAATTGGTGTTTTTTAATTAATTTTGGTTTTTAAAAAATTATTTTTTTTAATAGACTTGACAAAGAAAATCTTTTGTATTATGATATAGAAGAACAAGGAGGAATTTATGGAATTAGAAAAATCAAAAGAAACTTATGAAGAACCCGCTCACATGAATGATATAAGAGCTGTGGTTAGCGAGGTTAGTAAGATAATAGATGGACACCCAGTGTTAAGAGATATGAACTTTGCTCTATTTTATCAACACGGGCGTTTAGGTTACATGGACCTCAATGCTTTTGCTGAATCTACCAAAGTACGTCTAGAACAAGATGGCGAAGAAAAAACTTTAACAGAAATACAAAAAGATATTGACAAAGACAAAGAATAATGATATAATGGTTTTGATTAATTTAAGGAGGAATTATGGCAAAAGAAGAAATGAAAGAAATGTTAAACAGGGTGACAATTCAAGGTACTTTAATGGATAATACTATTGAAATTAAAGTAAATGACAAAGGAGGAAAATATCTATCAGGAGAATTAGAAGTAATGACTGATAATGATTGTATTATTCCTATTAGCGTATTCGCTTCAGAGTTAAAGAAAACTGGCGAAAAAAATACAATCTATGAAAGATTAGTTAAAATGATAGATTTCCCTTCAGCAAGAACTGTGGGCATCCAAAAAGCACCAAAAGTAGCAGTAAGCAATGCGAGAATTGAAGATAATAGTTTTTATTCTGAAAGAGATAATAGAGTTATAAGTAATTGAAGAATTACTGGCTCATTTGTAAGAGCTGCGGCTAACGATGCTAGTACTCAAAATAGTTTTGAAATACAAGGTGTAATCAGTTCTATTAAAGAAGTTGTTGATAGAGAAGGTAATGACACTAACACCTATGATTTAAAATTACTTAATGTAAGATATGGTGGTAGAGTTGGAGAATTAACTTTAAGATTTGACGATCCAGCAGCGATTAAATATATCAACAATAATTATGAGGTGGGCGATTTAGTTACTCTTTGTGGTCAAGTCGTATATGAACAACATGAAAGAACGGTAGAAAAAGAACTTGGCTTTGGAGAACCAATTAAAACAACTTATACAAATACAGTTAGATTATTAAGAATTACAGCAGGAACACCACCAGTAGGACCTGATGAAAGTGGATATAAGTTAAAAGACTTACAAGCAATTGTAACTGCCCAAAACAATGATATAACTGAAAAGTATAATGCGAAAGCACAAACTCAAGCAGCAACTGCTAAAGCAGCAGGAGCAAATTTATTATTCTAGGAGGTAAAAGTAAGTGGCATTAGATTTATTAAAAGTAGAACCCCATAAAGTTAAATCTGGGGTACAAGGAAAAATGTTCCTATTTTACGGAGGCCCAAAAACAGGTAAAACCGTAACAGCATCTCAATTTGATAAACCCCTACTTTTAGCATTTGAACCTGGGTATAATTTAATTGACGATGTCAAAGCAGTATTGGTATCTAGTTGGTTAGATGTTAAAAACTATATTAAGCAATTAAAAAACGAAGAAGTCCGTGCTATGTATAATACAATTATTATAGATACGGTTGATTTAATGTGGAGTTTATGCGAAAAGTTTATTAAAACACAAAAAGATATAGAAGACTTAACCGATCTTGCTTTTGGTAAAGGTTACAGAGCAGTAAGAGACGAATTCCAAGAAGCAATTAACGGTCTAGGTCAAATGGGATATACTCTAATCTTTATTTCTCACGCAGAAAAGAAAGATTATGTTGATAGTTTAGGAGTATCTCATAGTGGTATAACACCTACGTTAGATAAAAGACCTAAAGAAATTATTACTGGTCTTGTAGATGTTATGTTATTTGTATATGAAAAGAACCAAGAGGGCGGAAATATTAGTACTGCCTTATTAAGAGGAGGTACTTACGGTAATTTAGATATAGAAGCCGGTTCTCGTTATGGAGAAGGTCTTCCTACTGAAATACCTTTCACTTATGACGAATTAATGAAAGCAATTCAAAGTGCTGATGAGGCTATGTTATCTAAAGGCGTTACTCTTTCTACTGAAAATAAAACCATCTTAGAAGAAACTAAAGTAGTAGAAGAAGAGGCCCCTAAGAAAAGAACATTTTCTGCTGTGTATAAAGATGTTACCAATACAATCAATAAATTAAAAGAAAGGATTGTTGCTGGTGATGACGAGCTAGCAGAAAAAATGACAACCATTATAGAACAATATCTTGGAGCAGGAAAGAAAATT